CTTGGGCTCTACCGATACCGATAAAGTAATTACCAGCCCCTGCTGAATCAGTAACATTGGTATAAATGCTATTGAGCATTTGTCGTTTGAGTGCGTCTGTTAAAACTGCGGTCATTGTGTCTTCCTATTAAGCAATTGTTATTTCACCTTGATTACCAACTAAGTACCAGTTCGTTCCATCCCATATGACAGTACATCCGTCATATTGAGCAAGAGCAAAGGTACTACCTTGTGCAAAGTTTGCTGGAGTCACGGTAGCAACACCAGCACCTTTATTCGTAAATATTTTTGTTTCACCGGCTGTTGATCCGTTGGCAAGTGATACGGCAAGACCTCCACCACTATTACATATAATATAACCAGCGGTTGCTGAAGCAGCACCGTTAGTAGTAATTGTCGAAGTTGAAAGAGCGGCTTTATCAATAATAACTCGACCTGTACCTTTAGCAGTAAGGTTGAGTGGAACATTTGTTCCGCCACCAGTTGCTGAGATCGTTGGACCTGAGCCTGATGCAGCATTAGCAATTGTGATTTCATTTATCGCAGAACCAGTAGCTGTTACTTTAACAAGTTCATTACCAGCAGTATCATTTAATGATGTGATAATTCTGGCAGTTGTCAGTACCGGACTCGTTAACGTCTTATTAGTAAGAGTAGCGGTATGAGCGTTAAACGTAAATGTATCTCCAGCGCCAAGCAGAGGTAATGTGATAATTCTGTCAGCAACCAATTCGTTTACTGCAACAATATATTGATGATCAGCACTTGTATCATTAATTTGAGGAGTAGTTAACACCGCACTCGTAAGAGTTTTATTTGTTAACGTATCGGTTGTCGCTTTACCTACTAGTGTATCAGTTGCATTCGGGAATGTAAGAGTACGTTCGGCGTCTGCTGTTGCGTATGCAAGAATAGTATTATTGGTTGCATCATGCACGATAGTATCCGCGGTAAAGCTAATATTGGATAATATACTAGCCGAATCACCGAAGACGTTATACAACTCCGTAAAGTTATTTTTGATTTTCGTCCCAGCTTCTCTGAGAGTATCACCAGTACCATCATTAGCTGTGGAACCTATGCCTAAATATTGTCGTGCCATTTTTAATATATTCCTTTAATACATCTATTTATAATAGTTTTTTGCTTAAACATCATAATTATCTTTATCCATTGTGTCAAGATCGGTTGATAATCTAAGACCAGATCTAGCTGAGTCATTAGCTGAGTCATCAAGTGTAGGACTCTGTAGATTCATAACATCTTCAATATCAACGAATGATCTATTTAATTGAGTAACTGTTGCGTGGTCATATAGATCAATGATTGCATTCAAGTTCAGAGCCTCAACTCCAGCATCAGAATCGGCCAATGTCGCATAACGCGCTGTCGTAACAGTGAATGGATCGGGTGACATGCTAGCACTACTTACCATAGTTCGAACATTTTCTACAAGACCAGGTAATGGCATGCCATCAGATTCAAGCAAATCGCCGATACCTTCAATTTGAACTTGTCCTTCAAAATACCAACCAGCTGGATGAGCGAATTGTTTATATAATTCACCCCATTTTGAAACAGGTTGAGATATTTTAATGAGCACGGAAAACAATTGATAAAGTTTATTGTCTGTCAAAAACTTAATAGATTCTGGACCAATGTTAGATTCACCGACTCTAAATATATCTTCTTTAGGATAGGATATTGTTGGTTGTTCGTCAAAGAACGACCGGAAGAAACCTTCAGCTGAATACAAAGAACCCTTTACCCTAAAGAACTTGGCGAATAACGCGGCTTCTTGTCTTGGGTTTGTGAAGAAATCTTGACTTGTTCCTAGACCAACTTCTTTAAATATATTATCTAATAGGTCTAATGATGTTGATTCAATATCTTTTGCGACCATCAATTCACGTATGTCTGAATTGAATGAATGGGTACCATCGCTATCCATGAAATCATAATAATATTCAAGGAATTTAATTAGATTAGGATAATCTTCTTTGAAATAGTCGGGTAAAACTTGATCAATTTTGCTTGTTCTAAAGTCGATCGCTTTCCGATTAAAGTGTGTTTCAGTACGTTGTTTCATTTATTACTCGACAATTCCTGTTACGTATGAAGTAGATGTATCATTATCTAATACATAATTTCTTAACGGTATAATAGTACTTTGGTTTGCCGGCACAGCTTGTATTTTAATATATGATGGACCAGGAATAGCGTTCGCGATTAGTCCTACGAGACTGACGATACCACTTGATGCATCAAAAGATCCAACATTATCAATTTTAATATTACCGGCATTATCAACAACTTGTAGTGTGGTACTATTCAATTTATTTTTAATAGTACATAATACTGAACCGTAATTGAATTGTGATGAACTAATAATACCATTAACATCATCTGCAACCGCAAGGCTGACCGGGAAAGTAACCGTATGAGCTTGACTTGTACCAAGTGTAGGGGTAATCCTTTGACTTAATTTCACGTTCATCTTAGAATTCAAAATACCAGGATCAATATCATCAATTAATGATAATACGTTAGATCGACGAAAGGTTTTACCAAACACTTTGAGGTTAGCGGTAAAGTAGGTATCGATAACAGATTGTATTTTACTTGAAAGATTGTTTTGCGTAAAACCAGTCGCATCGGGATTGAATCTAAAACTAGTTTGTGTAGTAATATATGTAGTCGTTGGCTCAACATAAGATGCGGTGATCGACATAATTCCTAATTTATTTACTAGGTTCGCGGTAATACTTTCTTCAGTCGCCACCTTAGTCGTATCATCAGTTTCATCTATGTATTTAATTGAAATGAATACTTTACCATAATCGACCGGAATATTATCTTGTCCACCCCAAGCAATCGCATCTGAGACTACACTAAAGTTTTTGATAATAAGGGCTCTATAATCATCGGCTGTTACTAGTCTCTGTTGAGTAGCAAATGATATTGGAGCATTTTGTCTAATACTTTCAAGAGATTGCTTATCAGCACCAGATGCTGAGTTACTTACTGTTGTGGTATTTAATGTATAATTTGAATTATTTCCTGACGTATCGGTAACAGTTACAGTAGAAACTGGAGTGAACGTAGTACCGCTGTTTCCTAATGGACCAACAGTTGATAGATAACTAATAACTACTTTATTACCGGCAATTGGAGCTCTGCCGAACGTGATGCCGTCTGAAAAGTGAATCTCATAAAATGTGTTTGGAACCTCATGAATAGCATAATACATAGTATCTTTTGATACGGAAGTTGCGTTGTCAAGTAAAGTATATGTCTCAAATGTAGAACTTGTTGGAGAGTCGTATACTTTAACAACTATAGTTTTAGTATCAATTGTATTGTCGGGAATAACATAAAGTTGTCGATCCGTTGTATCACCAACAAAGAATGTTTTTGTTTTAGGCGTTCCTTGGTATATTGGAATAGATGTCGAACCGTCCGCCGTTTTGAATTTGTAAATTCCATCATTGTCGTCAGTTGTCGTACCGTTGTTAGTTGCTGTTGCTGTATGGTTATCAATCGTCATGAATGTGCGAGCTACTCCAGCAACAGTACTTGTAAATTGAGTATATCTTGGAATTGTAATCGTACTAGGTCTACCGGTCAGTGAAGTAAGATTTATATTCAAATTGACATAAGCAATAGAGGTTGAAATAGATCGCGGTGTATAACCAAGAGTCTCGGCATGTGACACCACACTTGATCTCAATTGGGCAGTATTGAGAAAGGATTCGTTCAACGCAAAGTTAGCGGTCAACCCGTTGAAGTGGGTATTATAGGCCAATACATCAAGGATATTATCAAGGCCTGAAGCTTCAAAGTCATAATCCGTAAATTCGGATTTGGCTTTTATATATGTTTTAAGTCGATTTTTAATATTATTAAAATCTAATCTCGATGATTGTATATTAGTTGCCATTATCGTAACCTATTTAATGAAGTGCTGACGTCAAACTCAGAACTTGAATTTTTAATTTTTAAATTGACTTGTATTCTAACGTCATGATTATCGGGCAGAACTAATACTTTAATTCCTAGTATGCTTACCCTCGGTTCATACGCCGTTATAGCCTCGCTAATTTTAGCTTTTGCTTTATTTGCTAGGCCTCGATCGGCTAAATCGAAAAGCAAAGCTCTTATGTCTGCGCCAAACGTTGGAGCAAATGGTTTCTCATAATTGTTAGTAAGCAATAAGTTTCTTACGGCTTGTTTAACCGCCGCGAGGTCTGTTTTTTTATAAACGTCGTTAGTCGGAGCTTTAGCAAACGATAGATCTATATCTTTGTGAAGATGTTTACGAGCAGTGACAACCGTCGACCCCGATTGATTGCCATCTTCTACACTAAAAACTTTGCTTACCATTTTATTACTCTCATTATTTTATCTATTTATAACTTTATTTCGACCAAATCTGAATTTGATTGACATATATTATTATAACGAGTTTCTATATCAGATTTATATTTAGGATCATATGTTTCTGTAATATTCGGCATGACCAATACTACTTGACCTGATAATATACCATTAGGATCATACTTGTCATAATCAAGAATAATCTTGTCAAATCGTAAAGTGTTTTTCCAAAACTCGGCTAACTCATATGTTTTACTTAAATCAGATCTACCTTTATCATTAATTATTTGATAGACCACGGTTTGTCCATTTGCTGATAGAGTAGAAAGATCATCTAAACTTTCTTCCGGTCCGGCTTTATACAAGGCTTCGGTAATCACGAGTCTAAAATTAGTAAACTGTGATTGGGCATTAAACGCTTCAATAGCAACGGTTTGTTGTTGTAGATTTCTCGCAACAGTACGAATTTTAGCCTGATCAGGCTCTTGGGGTGTTACGGTAGTATCTACGAAATGATTCAGTGTAACTTTATTACCCCTACCAGACAAGAATTTAGAAACACTAATTTTATTTGTTAATTTAGTGTTTGGGGTTACTACACTTAGTTCAGTAATAATATATTGTGGATCAGGAATAAATTCGTTTATAGGAATTCCTGGAATAAATTTGCCACCCGACGCGTCGGTTGTTGAAATAAGATCTTCGGCATTTGCACGAATAGGTGAAGGTTTTTTCGAAACCATCCGCCCAATGCCTGGCGGAACACTTATCACGTAATCCGTTGATAGAACCTTATCAGCGATTTGACGAGCAATGAATCCAGATTTTGTAAGGTTATTTTTATTTCTGAGCCTTGCTCTTACTTCACCTGTTGATAATGGATGAGTAGTGACACCGTCTGTTTCAACCGACAAATTGATATTATTTTTTAATCCATCATCGCCGTCAATACTTACTCGTTTAACACCTTTATCAGAGG